ATAATATTCTTTATTTTTAATCATATTTTGTTAATTTTTTAAAAGGTGACATAATTTGATTTAATAAGTTTTTATATTTAGAACAAAATCAATTTTAAATTAATTTAATAAATTCATTAACAACTTCATCGCCAAATTCGCTAGTTGTTAAACTTTTTTGTGTTGTTGATGGATTTATATCTTTAGTAAAACAATTTCTTGATAATACATTTGAAATACTTTGTTCAATAAATTTTGCATAATCAGTTAGGCCTAATTGTCTTAACATCATTGCTAATGATAAAATTGTTCCAGTTGGATTAGCAATACCTTGTCCTTCTATATCTGGGGCACTTCCATGTACTGGTTCATACAATCCACGTCCTTTATCATTTAAAGACATAGAAGGTAACATTCCTAAACTAGAAGATAAAACAGCTGCTTCATCTGAAAGAATATCACCAAAAAGATTTGCTGTGACTATTACATCATATTTTGTTGGTTGTTTTATTAAAAAATAACTCATCGAATCAACATATTGATATTCTACCTCTACATCAGGGTACTCATCTCTAATCATTAGAGAACAACTTCTCCATAATTTTGAAGTATTTAATACATTTGATTTATCAACAATACAAAGTTTTTTATTTCTTTGAGATGCCAATTTTAAAGAATATCTTAAAATACGATTAATTTGTTTTGTTGAATATTTCATAATATCTTCAGCATAATCAGCTTGTAAAATTCCACATTCAGATTTATAAATTCCTCCCGATAATTCCCTAACAAATACAATATTTGTCCCCCTAATAATATCACTTTTTACAGGAGAATTATCAATTAAATTATCATAAACGATAACAGGACGCACATTACTGTATAATTCCATTCCTTCTCGTAATCTAAGCAAACCTTTTTCTGGACGAAGATCGGATCGTAATTTATTAGCATCAGGATGTCCTACAGCACCTAATAAAACTCCATCCGAATTTTTACATTTTGTAATAATTTCTTCGGTTATGGGAGTACCATATTGTTTATAGCACGTATAACCAATTGGTAATTGTTTTATTTTAAAGTTAATTAATTTATTTTTTTGTTTAATTACATTTAATATTTTTAAGGCTTCATGGGTAATTTCTTTACTAATTCCATCACCTATTAATTCTATTATTCTATACGTTTTAATCATTTTTAGGACTATTTATATTTAAATAAATAAAGTTTATAATATTTAAACCTATTATATATAAAAAAATGAATAAAAATAAGTTAATTATCTTTGATACTACTTTAAGGGATGGTGAGCAATCACCTGGGGCTACTCTAAATATTGATGAAAAAATATTAATTGCTAAGCAACTTTATGTTCTTGGTGTAGATGTATGTGAAGCTGGATTTCCTATTGCATCTAATGGTGATTTTGAAGCAGTTCAAAAAATAGTTGAAGTAACTAATAAAATAGAAAATGAAAGGCCCAATGGACCAATGACTATTTGTGGTCTTGCTAGATGTTGTAAAAAAGATATAGATAGAGCACACGAGGCAGTTAAAAAAGCTAAAAAACCAAGGTTACATTTATTTTTAGCAACTAGTGATATTCATTTACAATATAAATTGAAAATTACTCGAGAGGAATGTTTGTCTAAAATTAAAGAAATGGTTTCATATGCAAAAACATTATGCGAAGATATAGAATTTTCCCCAGAAGATGCTTGTAGAACTAATTTAGATTTTCTTTGTCAGTCAGTAAGTATTGCTATATCAGCAGGTGCTACTACTATTAATATTCCTGATACAGTTGGTTATATTACGCCAAATGAGATGTTTAGTATTATTTCTTATCTTAAACAAAATGTAGAAAAATTTAATGATGTCATATGGTCTACACATTGTCATAATGATCTAGGATTAGCAACAGCTAATACATTATCTGGTATTTTAGCAGGAGCTAGACAAGTTGAAGTTACTATTAATGGCATTGGTGAAAGAGCAGGAAATACAAGTTTGGAAGAAATTGTTATGACTTTATATACTAGACCACAAATATATCCTGTATCACATTCAATTAATACTGTTGAAATAATGAAAACTAGTCGTATGGTAAGTTGTCTTACAGGTATGATAGTTCAACCAAATAAGGCAATTGTAGGTATAAATGCTTTCGCTCATGAAGCAGGTATTCATCAACATGGTGTTCTTCAAAATGAATTAACATATGAAATAATGAAACCACAATCTATTGGTTTACAAAATAATTCTATCGTTCTTGGAAAACATTCTGGAAGACACGCTTTTAAAGAACGGATTTTTCAACTAGGTTATATCGATATGACAGACGAACAAATTAAAATAGTAGTACAAAAAATAAAAAATCTTGCTGATATCAAGAAAAAAATTGAGGATGATGATATACATGCTGTTATATTAAATGAAACATTAAGTGTTGGAAATGAGTGGAAAATAATTTCAATAGATATTAATTCATCTTATGAATCTAAATCAGAGGCAGAAATTTCAATGATTAATAAAGAACATAAATGTATTTCAAGAAAATCATCTGGAAATGGTCCTATTGAAGCAATCTATAATTGTATTAGTCATATAATTGGAGTAACAACCAAATTGAAAGCGTATAAAGTTAATTCAATAACATCTGGATTTGATGCTTTAGGTAGGGTATCTGTTAAAATTAGTAATGACAATATGTTATTTTCTGGATATAGTACTCACACTGATATTATTATGGCCAGTGCTTATGCTTATATTAATGCCATTTGTAAAATTAGTTCACATAAAAAATAATGTATTTCTATCGACAACGATATTCACATGAGACTTTTGTTCGTATTTTATGTAAAATTTTCCCATTACAGTGAATACATTTTATATAATTTATATCGTTTAAGTTTTTGACTAAAATATGAGTATTTTTATTACATTTATTACAAATATATTGTATTTTTTTGGGTTCAGGGGTTTTAGTAGTTTTTTCCATTATAATATATTTATATACTAGATTTTAAATTTTAATAATCTTAACATATTTTCTAGTAAACATGTATGGCACAAATATAAATGAGCTTGACCTATATTAGCAGTATAAGTAGAAATGTGTTTATTACATATATCACAACAATCTTGAATATAATTGTTTATAATTGTTGCGATTTCTTGTGGAATATTAACTTGGATAATATAAATACGATAATCTTTTTTAACAGTGAATTTAATTTGAGTAATTGTATATATTTGGGTAATTATTTGATCCGTACCTGACCTAATTTTTGTGTATAAACGATAATATTCGTTATTATTTTTATAAAATATAATTGATTTATCGTTTGATATTTTTATTGTCTTAAAGTTTGAAGTAATTGTTTTTATATTATAGGAATCCATATATATACTTTAAATATAAGTTGAATTTTAATTTTAAAGATATAATAAATATAATATATATAAAAGTATGAATAGATCCAAAACAATTCATAACATTAATGAAAATAATTTTTCAATTTTTTTAGAAGATTATATTGGTGAAGATGATTCCGAAAATTCATTATTATCGGATCAAAATATAATTACTAATGTTGATGAAGATATATCTAGTTCAAATGAATATCCTACTATTGAAAGCATATTTATGCCACAAAAACGAATATTACCGATAGATATTGATACATATCGTATTATTTATACATATTTACATAAAAGATTACCATCAAATTTGTGTCATATTATTACAGATTATGTTTCTAGATGTGTTATTGTATAAAAATATTAATCTATTAGTAATATAATATGGATTTTAGGCAAGTTATTATTTGGGGACATAAAAGTCATGGTCATACTCATTATTGGATTCATTATGCTTTTGACAGGGCATTTAAATATTTAAAATATCCAACAATTTGGGTTGATGACAAATCATCATCATTAGAATTAATAAATATGACAATTCCTTCTTTATTTTTAACAGAAGGACAAGTTGATAAATATATTCCTTTGGATAATAAAAATTATTATATTATTCATAATTGTAAAACTGAAAAATATAAAAATCTTGAAAATGTTTTATCAATGCAAGTATATACCAATACAGTTCCATCTAAAATAAATATTATTAAATATGATAATTGTTTATATTATGATTTAATTAGAAAAAAATGTTGGATTCCTTGGGCTACAGATTTATTACCAAATGAAATTCAAAAAATTATTAATAACGTCCAGATTAAAAATAAAGAAAATAACGCATATTTTATAGGTTCAGTATGGGGAGGTCAATATGGTAATATTTCAGAACTTTATAAATTCCAAAAAGCATGTTTAGAAAAAAACATTCCATTTATATCTTGTAAAGGAGTTTCAATGTATGAAAATATAAATATTATTCAAAAATCAAAATATGCTCCTACTATAGTTGGCGAATGGCAAAGAAATTGTGGATATATACCTTGTAGAGCATTTAAAAATATTTCATATGGAGGGTATTGTTTAACTAATAGTATTGAAATTTATAATTTATTTGAACAAAAAGTTTGTTATGAAAAAGATTCATATAAATTACTAAGTAAATCAATTGAATATATTCAAAATTTAGATGACAAACAATATTATGAATTGATAAATTTAATTAAAAATAAACATACTTATATTAATCGTATAGAGTTTTTATTTTACATTTTTAAAAAATTAAAATCGATTTAAAATAACTCTAATTATATAAGCTTCTCTTAAACATAAGATTAAAGCAACTCACTCATTTTTGAGATACCAATTTCAAAATGATAACTAAACACGAAATACATCCTCTAGTTCATATTACTGGGACGCAAAAGTTATATATTGAAAAGGGATGGAAAGGAGCATTGATTGAAAGTGTTGCTATCACTGAAGTCAATCAAAAAGCTTTACATGGTTATACCGAACAAGATGATTTTGTAGCATCATATATTGCTATCAAAAACAATATTCCTATTTTTAGCCGTGAGAAAAAAGACAGATATATTAATGGAATGTATGATTATTATGATGTTTTAGATTTTCGTAAAAAAGAACTCGGAAATATATTGAATAAGATGAAATATATTCCTGTAACTTTTTTCCAATATGATTCTATTGTACTTGGAAAAGATAAAAAAATTATTTTACCTGAAGCACAAAGACATGGAGATAATTCATATATTAATCCAAAGGATATAAATACGGAATTTCAAAATGTATTTGAGCAAAAAGAAAAAGGTTTATGCTACACCAGTCATAACCGTGTAACAAGCAAGAAATGCGGAAAGAAATCCATTTATGAATATAAAGTTAATATGTTTTCTTCAGACACCATACCTAAGGATGAAATTTCTGAAAATTCATTAAAAAATTCCTTTATTAAGGAAACTTTTAATGGATGTACTTCAAAGCAATTGGTTGACAAGTGTGATCGCTATGCTTTTGTTGTTGATGGATTAAATATTTTACATGGATGCTATCACCCAACACGAAGTTACCGTCTTAATATGGAAAAAATAGCAGCTGCTTACAGAAAATCTCACCCTGAATATAACGATAAATATGTTGAATGTTTATTAGTGTTGAGAGGGCCAATTTGTGATAAAGCAGGGTTTTATCCAGGTGGCTTGACCAGAGACAAGATTATGAAACCATTCAACTCATGCCGGAAACTTAAGGAAATGAAAAACAAATGGTCTTGTAAAGAACTATGTTTTAATGTTCCTAAAGCAAAGGTATATGTTGATGTATTATATGTCTGGCAAACCATTGAGGTTCCATGTTCATGGGCAGAAGAATGGCGTCGTACAAATTGTGCTTACACCATAAAGGATCAGGCTCTTGAAACAATTCAAGTCAACCCTGTATCATCTCGTTGGAAGGTGGAGAAGAAAGAAGATCACTGCTATACAGGTGTTAAAGATGGATATAAAATTGTTTCTACAGGTGGAGGATGGAAAAACGATTCAAAGAAGAAGATGTCATATCTTAGTGTTTTTAAGAAAAATAGTTTATAAATTCTTAATTTAGTAATTCTATTTTTTGTTTTAAAATTAAAAAATTCTTTTATGGGACTGGAACTATTTCTTAACATTTTTTGATTTTGATTATATTATTATGATATTAAAATTGAAATAATCATCTCATAATTAAATATTAGTTAATCAAAAGTTAAAAATGGTTAATATACTTATAAATAAAATTGAAGAGACTCTTACTGAGTCAGAAGATATTGAATTACTTAAAAGAATTTGCGAACCGTATCCATTTGAGTTGGATAATTTTCAAAAACAGGCTTGTTTTAGAACTTCGAAAAATGAAAATGTATTGGTAACAGCTCCAACCGGTTCAGGTAAATCTATAATGGCCGAACACGCCATATTGGAAAGTATAAGATTAGGTAAAAAGGCAATTTATACTTCGCCTATTAAATCTTTATCTAATCAAAAATTTTTTGAATTTACTAAAAAATTTGCCGATAAAATGTCAGTCGGAATTCTTACAGGTGATATTAAATTTAATCCTGATGCGGATTGTGTTATTATGACAACAGAAATTTTACGAAATCTGTTATATAAAAAGAATACTTATAATGAAATTCTAGAAAAGACTTTAACAATTGATATTGATATTTATAATGATGTCCATTCAGTTATTTTTGATGAAGTTCATTATATTAATGATAAAGATAGAGGTAAAGTTTGGGAAGAATGTATTATTCTATTACCTTCAAAAATTAATTTGGTTATGCTTTCTGCTACAATTGATCGTGCGGAAGATTTCGCTCAATGGGTTGAAAATGTTAAACAAAAACCTATGAATCTTATCCAAACCACTCATCGTGTAGTTCCACTTAAACATTATTTTTATGTTCTTGCCAAGATGCCTAAAAATAAAACTGATAAAAGGGGAAAACAATATGATAAAAGATATTTACAAAGAATTAAAGATTATTCTAATAAAATGACTTTAGTTGTAGATGATAAAGGTAATTATTTTTATAATGCATATGAAGAGATTAGAAATCTTATGAATGATTGTTACAAAAATTATAATAGAACTGCGGAATCTTATCTTATTAATACTTTGCTTAATGAACTTAGTTTAAAGGGAAGACTTCCTTGTTTATTTTTTATATTTTCAAGAAAAAAATGTTTAAGATATGCTAAATATGTTGAACATTCTTTAAATGATTCTAAGCAACAAGCTGAAGTCAAAAATACTATTTCAAAACAACTTCATAGACTTGAAGAACCATCTATTTATATTAATTCACCACAACTTCTTGAAATTCAAGATATGTTGATGAAAGGTGTTGCAATTCATCATTCTGGTTTAATTCCTGTATTAAAAGAAATTATTGAAATCTTATTTTCAAAAGGATTGATTAAAGTTCTATTTGCTACCGAAACTTTTGCGGTTGGTGTTAATATGCCAACTAAAACTGTTATTTTTACTGATCTCTGTAAATATTCTTCCGAATCTGGATTACGAATGATGCATACTCATGAATATTTACAAATGAGTGGTAGAGCAGGAAGACGAGGATTAGATAAATTTGGAGATGTTATTATTTTACCTAATATGTGGCGAAGAGATAATGACCCTCCAGGTGAATCTCTTAAAACAATGATGACAGGAAAATCACAGGTAATTACTTCTAAATTTGATCTTAACTATCAATTTCTATTAAAAGTGATTTTGACAGAAAGTTCTAAAATTAGTGGATTTATTGAAAATACTCTATTAAATAGAGAATACGTTCAACGAAAATATTATATTCAAAAAGAACTTCAAAAACTTAAAGAAACTGTAGACCAAATTCCTGAATTAAAATATACAGATGAACAATTTGATCAGTATTATTATTTACTACATCCTCAAGAAAGAATATCTTTTGGAGGATTTATTGTTAAAATGGGTAAAAAGGCTATTAAATCTAATCAAAAAAAAATTAAGGCATTTCAAAAAAAATCAGGATTTGTTCAAGAATATCAAAAATATCTTGAAAATTATGATATTAAAGCTGTTTATAGAAAACTTCAAAGAGATTTTGAATATAATAATACAATTATTTATTATGAATTGATTAAAGTTTTACGCTTTTTACAAGAATATGGATATATTAATTTTGGAGAAATTATAGATTCAATCAATCCTGATGAAATTGGTGCTAAACATATTACACGGAAAGGTGTTATTGGAAGTCAAATTAACGAATGTAATGAAATTCTTTTAACAGAACTTATTGTAAATGGAATATTTGATAAACTTGATATGTTTGAAATTATTGCTGTTGTATCTTTATTTATTGATACAAAACCAATTGATGATGAAAATGCTACATCAACTCATACTACTCTCAATATTAGTTCAAAACTTAGTCATGTAATTGATGAATGTATTAAAATTAGAGACAAAATGGAAGGTGCTGAAAGTGAATTTAATATTGGTTTAGAGACTGATTGGTCATTTAATTTTAATATGATTATTCCATCAATGTTATGGGCTTCTGGTAAAAATTTTGGCGATATTTATTATAACAATTTTGAAGGTAATTTCATTAAAGATATGATTAAAATTAATAACATCATTAACGATTTACAAGTTATGGCAGAATTTCTTGGTAAATTAGAATTAATGTCCAAATGTTCTAAAATTGAAGACAAGATTATTAGAGATATGGTAACTGTTGATTCTCTTTATATTAAAAATTAAACATTATTATTTTAAGGGACTTATTTTCTAGTTTGTTTAACTTTTTTAATTTCTGGTTTACCATTCTTTAATCTTCTTCCTGTATATTTGTATCCTTTTCTTAATTTTCCTGCACTACCTCCTGTTTGGGTAATACCTCTGTGTTTTCTTACTTTCTTTGTTTTCTTGGATTTTCTTCTCTTTCCTCCCGGCGTTGAGTTTGTTGGTGGATTTGGTGGTTTTTGTTGTTGTTGTTGTTGTTGTTGTTGTTGGTTACTTAAAAACGGATTTCCAGGTGATGTAAGTGAATTGATCTTAAAAGGATTAGTTTCATTTTGTTGTTGTTGTTGTTGTTGGTTACTTAAAAACGGATTTCCATTAGAAGGTTTAACTTTCTTAAAAGGATTAGTTTCATTTTGCTGTGATTGTTGTACTTTTGTTAGAGTCTGGCCTAATACGTTTTCAACTACATTTTGATTTTTCTGTTGTACTCCGGTTTGTACTTTTGTTAGAGTCTGGCCTAATACGTTTTCAACTACATTTTGATTTTGTTGGGTTTGTACTTGGTCTGGAAATGGGTTTATTTTAGATATTTCTGCAAATTCGTCCAATCCATCGGCATCTACTCCGGTTTGTACTTGGTCTGGAAATGGGTTTATTTTAGATATTTCTGCAAATTCGTCGGATTCTACTGGTTGCTCTGATGGCCCTTTTTTTCTTGGTGCCGCCGGTGGGGGTGCAATCAGTTTGATGGTAGTTAAATCTTCTTTCGCTAATTCAGGGTCGACGGGCTGGCCTTTATTTAATTCCGTCATGAATGTATCAAAGTTTGCTCCATCGACTTTTTTTATCCGTATTACTGGAGTTCCTTCTATTCCGTGGGGACCCGAACCGAGTTTATCAAACTCCTTTATCTGATCATCAGTTAAATTACCACTGTATACTACATAAGGTTGGTTTGAAAATCTTATAGGTCCGCGTAGTGATAAGTTTCTTGTGGGGTCTTCAATCCATGCCTGTTGTTTTTCTATAATTTTGTCTAAAAATACTATTTCTTTAATTTTTTCTCTTTCGTCTTCACCTAAGAGTTTCTTAAGGCCAGTTCCTAAATTGTTTCTTCCTCCTCTTTTACTAGTTTTTCTAGTTTTTCTTGGTTTTCTTGGTTTTCTTGTTTTTCTTGTTTTTTTTGCAATAAGAAAAACAGTTGGGAATTTTTTAGTAGATTTTCTAGTATTTTTT